ATTATAATAAACAATATATTTATCAAGTAGTTACATGTCAATGGAAGGTCAAGACCATGTTGAGCAAACACGTAAATCATTGTAAATATTTCACCAAGAAGCCATAGGAGAAGGAACCAGAAAGAAACGCCTTTAGCATGTTTTTGCTTAACACATTGAATTACTTGAGGTAATGCACATAATGCCAGACAAGTAGAACCTAACCAACCTAGTACTTCTATCATAAATCTTTCCAATTTTGAGAATAAGCTCCTGATTCCAGAAGCCTTTCCCTTATCTCACTCACCCTTTCTAATTTTTTCTTAGTACTATAGTAGTACTTTAATTGGGTATTGTCAACAAAAGTGAAGAATACGTCCCAACAATATAGAAATTTTTTAATCAAAATCAAAATCATCCATAATACCCGTTGTCCAATCGTCCGGCGAATCGTACTCTTCATCAAGAAATCCTCTAAAGCGTCCATCATGCATTTCTACCTTTTTCTTTACAGCTTCTTGTACTGTGTTAAAGTCGTAATGTATCATTCCGTTAAGATATCTAAAACAATCAATAAGGTGATCATTTTTCTTAGGTATTCTGCCATGTAAATCTTTGGCATATTTTTCCATCTCTTCCGCTAAATTGCGACATCGGTCAGATATCTTAACTGTGTCATATATAAGTTGATCTTTTATAACAGAAAGACCTTCTTCTTTGGTACCTTTCCATTTTTCGGCAGGACTGAAATAAATCCCAAACCTACTCATAACTTCTGTCATAAACCAAGCAGCCGCGTCATCGCAGCCTTTAAGCCAGTCGTCCTCAATAGATGATTGCGGATAAAACTCATGGCATTTTTTCTTACCAGATGGAACAATAATACCCACACTGGTTTTACTTTGATCTTTTTCATATATTTCATCTAATATATAGAGATTTCCTGTGTATTCGTTGTAGGCAGCAAACAACATACCGAAGCAAGTTGTGTTTCCGGGGTCAGCAATCCAAACCCATTGTAGTCTCTTACGATCCTTTTCGATCTCCGCAATAAGATCCTCATGAGCATGTATATGTTTGTCGCGTCGAAACATTGGGAAAATGGCTTGCTTCCCTCCGGGCACAACTCTAGAGTAATATTCTAGTTGAACAACATCTTCTTCTCCCCTAGCTCTTAGTTGAGATATTTCTTGATCAATTATTTTCTTCTGGTCAGGTAAATGATTAATAGGGTTATCAAAAGTAGTCCTATCTGCAACATAAGAATCAGGATCATTCCGCATGTATTCCAAGATTTCATTATACTGGTCCATATTCTTGTTACCCGCACGTGGCTTGGTACCAATAATAATTAATGGTGCAGCTTTTGCGGCTCTGTTAGGGGCAAATTCTACGTGCCATCTAGGATTAAAAGCTTTAAATTCGTCATATACAGCAATACTAGGCGTTAGTCCGTTAGCCACGGCATAGTTATCTGAGCCTACTACTTGTATAAATGAGCCGTTAGTTAGCCTGATCATCATTTCTTGGTTTCTGATAGACTTTATATACTTTTGAGTATCATTACCCATGTACCGCTGTAGACGATAACCGTCCCAAATAATCTTTCTAGCGTGGGCAGCTTCCGGACCTACATAGTAACAAGCACTGCCCGGATTCTCCAAGGCATGTTTCCAAAGAACATAGCCGATTAGTTCCGTTTTTCCCCACTTACGCCCGCAGGATAAGAACAAATCTTTCTTACCATCTATATATAGAGGCTTTAGTTGTTCTATCTGGTCAGGGTGAAGACGATTCTTAAGTTTTACCTTAACGCCGTCACCTCTTGGTTTATTTAAGTCTGTTATTATCTCAAGGGCACGTTGATCTTCCTTGGATAATAGTATTTTCTTACTCAAACTCACCGTGCGCAATCCCATACTCTCTTAATTCATCATAACTAAATTCTTTTAGGTCTGATTTTCGCGTTATTGCGTACCAAACATGCGGAGGAAGCTTTAGAGCATCTGCTTCTAGCTTGTTCATCTGTAGTGTCGTGATTCTACTGCCTACATTCTCTAGTTGTTTCTCGGAGCTAGGATAAAAAGCTCTATGTTGTGTGATTTTAGCTCCCTTAATTACGATTACTTTTTTACATGATGTGACCATAAAGGTAAAAGCAGCACTTTGCGCTTCGGCAACATAACAAGTCAAAGTGATGCCCTTTTTGTTAAGCATTTTAACAAAGCTAATAGCACTATACATAAAACCTACAGAACCACCCGGCGATTCCAGTAGAACATCAATATTTTGCGGCTTGGCATCCCTAGAAATAACAAAACCCATAAACGGATTAAATCCCGCCTGTCCCTTTTTGGCTAATTCAAGACCAATAACGTGCCTAACATAGCCCGGATATAGGAAAGTGTTGTGCCCTAGTTGCGGTAAGTTTAGTTTATGTAGCCTTTCGATGGTTTCTTGCTCAATATCTGATAGCATTTCATAATCAGACTCACCAACACACAGTGATAGTGCGATGGCAATAAGTGAAATCCCTAAACTGGCTTTAATTAGTTTCTTTAGCATCTGGTAGCTCCTTGTAGTCAACCTCTTCCGTAACACCAGAAAAAGGGTCGATAGACAATCTTTCCTTTAGTTCCACTGTGGTAATAGGTCTTTCTTCTGTTATTTCTGTAGGCTTGTTTTCATCTAACCTACTTATTTTATCTAGTGATTCTAAGATTTCCGTTGCTCTTTTGGCTTCCGCAATACTTGGCGGTTGGTCTCTTTTAGCTAGTTCTTGTAATGCTCTGGTCATAATGATAATACTGGCATTACTCATCTTAATAAAGTTCTCCTTCTTATCCTCCGAAAACTTCTGAAACAACTCGGCTCTCATTAAAGCCTTTTCTTGTTTCCATTCCTTGTTAGCATAGTATTGAGCAGAGGTTCTTTTAACTCGGAACTCTTCGGCAAGACTGTTTATACTCTCACCTTCTAAATATCTACGTTTAAATTCCTTTTTATCAGATAAGGTTAGAGAACTAAAGGTTCTTTTTTCTTTGCTCACGATAGAGTCTCCTTATTCTGTTTTCTTCATTAGTTTTCTTTTTATGGCAGCTATGGCACAGATATTGTAGTCCCTCAGGAGATAGAAACATTCTCTCAATGGCAAGCCTAGCCCAAATAAGATTAGAGTCCCAACCTTCAAGAGGAACAAAAGGCTCAATATGGTCCACATACATTTTTTCAGGTATAGCGACCTCTCCCTCATACTCTACTCGTTCATCCTTCCCATTCTTGTTTATTAGTACCTGACAGCCCTCGCAACGGTACAACTCTTTGTCTACCTTACACCTAGCCTTACACTCCTTATACGCGGAACTGTAGCGAAACAGGCGACGTAATTGGCTGTTGACGTATTTTACTGTTTTATCTTCTATGTGTGACTTGCTCATTTTTCCTTCGGCTTAGTATATTCTCGTTTAATGATATCTATCATCTGGTTAAGTACAATAACCTCCTGAAATGCTCCGGTAGGGTATTGTCCTAAGTTCATGACTCGTTCTGCCTGTAAGGCTAGGTCAACTAGGCTATGAATTGCTGTTTTTACTTGATCATCCATATTTTTTTCCCAACATCTTTCTGGCATCTTTTATTCCGTATTGACATTCGTATGCCCACATTCTAAATTCCCACTCTTTTTGAGCATTGTCTATTTCTTCTTGCGTGTTTGCCCTAGATAAATCAAAAGAGTACAATGCTGTATTTGCAGCATTTCTTTTGTTAAAACAATTACTTGTGAGGTCTTTTTTTATGTGTCTTATAAATTCAGTCTTTTGTTTTAATATATTATCCAAAAATAAACTCCCTTAATTCTTCGTTATCCCTAAACATTTGAAATATCTTAGGACTCGCGTAACGTATTAAAAACTCTTCCTGATCCTCATCATTCTCAATCGGGTGCTTAAACAGGGAACAGTCCATAAACGCCACATGCAGTAACTCATGAAGAAGTGTCTCTCTTTGGCACTCTTCTTTAAAGTTGGTGTTAATGTAAATTCTCTTCTCATCCGTATCTGTACTACCATGGTCTGACCCTTCCATCGGACTAAAGACCACCTCGTACTCAAATGGCTGACAAGATATCTTCAATACTCGCTGCTTTGTTCCACTCTTTGATTGCTTTCTCATAACTCTCCGGATCGCTGTCTTTTAGTCTCATCATAAAATATTTAGCTTTATTATTAACCGAGGCTTCTAGTAGGCTATATCGCACTTGACCTTGTATCATAAAGTACCGGGCGATACCTTCAAGACTTCTTGTGTACAGGTCTGGGTTTTCGGCAAAAATTAGCTTAATCTCTTCGTCCATCGTCATCGGGGGGCACCTTCTCTAGTTGTTATCGGACCAGTGTATCCTGTTTTCCAAATTTTGTCAATTGTCAAAGAGGTGGCAGAAATCTGGGGGCAAAGTTTGGCAATTGCCCCAAGGCGAAATGTTACGTGATATTAGGTACTTACAGATTTGGCTTGGGGAAGTCAATGTTTTCGGGGCGTTATACTGCCGGGGGACCCAAAATGCAAAGTTTGTAGGTGAGAGGTATGCTCCTTACTTATTATTCCAATACTTTAGACGGGGGGGGGTCCTTTTCTCGGGGGACCATAAAGCTGATATTTAAGTACGAATATCGTATAGTCCTATTATAATACTAACATATTCTCGGGGATTTATATGCCTCTATGCATACTAATACATATCGATGCATACATTAGGTTGAACTAATAGATTGCACGGGGAAATATAGTTGCATGTTGCAATAAGTGATTTATACACCTATTTCCGTACTAATTAGACTTTCAATTTGGTGCTACTATCATACTAATCGTGATCGTAACAAAAAAAATGTTAGTACCACGCTTTGGTCCAGTACCTATGAATAAATCTTAGTTATTGGTACAACAACGCTATTACTGTTCTATTAGAGCTATAAAGCACAGTGCTCGGGGATTGTACTAATATGGAATTGTCTCGAGAATTGATT